AGTCCAAGTGGAAGTGCTGCTGTATTTAACAAAGTTTTTGACGAATCTAAATCGTTTGGACAACCTGCTCCTAAGATGGCAATGAAGAAACCTGCTTTTAAGATGGCAATGAAGAAACCTGCTTTTAAGATGGCAATGAAGAAACCTGCTTCAGCAATGAAGAATGGTATGGGTCTCTCTGGTGAGTTTATGAATGCTGCTGGTAGAAAGATGTCTGGTGTTCCAGCTGAAGGTTTCTCTTATTATTAATTTATTAAATTCTTACTTTTCTTATCATTCTTATGATAAGACTTTTACTCAAACTTCAAACCCTAACTTCCTTCCTTCTATTCTTATAAATGTCTCCATATCTTCATTCTTCACATTGTATGGGACCTCTATCAACTTGATTCCATTTTGTTTACACAACATACGCTTGATCTCATCTCTATACTTTTGATTGGTGAACGCCTCTTCATTCTTATGAAAGAAAGGAGTGTAAACATAATGCTGCTTACCACTAATCTCAATTCCAAGCTTCAACTCCGGACTATAAAGATCCAATTCTAGATTATGTCCTGTGACGTTATTCTTGAGAAAGTCAGGACGAATCTTGTCAAATGGCTTGCCAAAGATCTTAGGTGCTATCTCTCTAGCGAAACTTTCACCCTTAGACTCACGACCTTGACCATAGCCTTTGCGTTTAGATGAATATGTTGCCTTGTTGAAATAGTGTTCAGAGAAGGCGTTAGGCTTGAAGTACTTGTCAAATAGTTTTTTAGCTACCCACAACATAAATAAAATGAAGATCAATCCTCCTATCATAATATACAGGCTATTCTGTTTCCAAAACGAGTCACCTTTGTAGTGATGATTGTTATAGTCGTAATAAGATTTGTGATGAGAGTGATTGTAATAAGGTTTATAACTCATATATCTTATTCTTAACAAACAAATTATTTCATCTTTGTAATCTTCTTAGATTTTCTTATAAAGATTTTCTTATGGAGATCTTGGTGGACTATCTGTCATTGCGTTTAACTCTAGATCTTGAATGATGATACTTATACCCAATCCTCTCTTCTCTGGATCGGGCATCGCATACCTGATCTGACCATTCTTGCGTCTCATAAGCATTTGAGCGCTAAATCCTCCATCTAGACATACAGCGTGACGAATGTTTGGAATACTCTTGTTAATAATATCTGCAAATTGATAGCGTGTGAGACCTAAAGCGTCATATCCTCTTCCTTCACACATTACAATAATATGACTTCCATCTAAGAGCTCACAAATCGCGTTAACTTCTACGATTTGACCGGAATGACGCATTCCAAAACTAAACTCTTTTTCACCTGGTTCTGCGTAGAACATCTTATTGTTTCGCGAATATTGACTAACTTTATAAGGGAGATCTGGTATTTGATCAGAAGGAGTTCCAGATAATTCTCTAATAGAATTTATCCAGTCTTTGTTAGAAGGTTGATCTGGGAATGCATTCTTTTCGAATCGATTAATCCCTCTAATTAATCTCTTTGTCAAAAACTGGCCTTCTTCTGAAATACCAAGGGCAATATCTCTAGTAAACACTACAGTACTATCCCAAATAAGAATTGGTCCAGATACAAATGCAGATGTATATTCGGGTAGAGGATTATCAATATCTGTCTTTCGATATGGTAGATTGGAAACTTGTCCTGTTATAAGGTCACGAATGGGAGAAGTCTCTATACTATAACTTGGGATAGTAATATTTCTATTGCCTGTTGGCAAGAATACTTCTATAGTTTGTGACTCTTGTCTTAGTTCGTGTTTTAATAAGAACTCTCTGTATTTCATCATACGAATCTGGTTATTAACGATATAGATTGCTGCTAAATGAAACTTATATGCTTCTGGAAACTCAATAACAGTATCAGTGGTTATGGACCCACTATTATTTGTAGACATATAAAATCCTAAAGGTAGTTTCTCGTTAGCTGCCTGTGTCTTCTGTGTAAGATTATCTCCTAAGAGATATCGTGATATACTGGTCTGAAGTCTGTCACGGACATTGTATCCGACAACAAAGTATCCACCATTTACAACATAAATATGAGCTGGTGGTTGTCTTGTTTGACTATTATAAGCAACAGTATCTTGTACAACAGTCCATAAATCTTTGCCAATATCTGTTGAAAGTCTCACATCATTAGTAGAATTATCAATGCGTAAAACGTGAAAGTTTACAGCAGAAAAGTAAGAGTTCGCCAATTCTGGTGAAGGAGGTTGGAAGTTGAACATACGTGTCTCAGGATCTATAGTATACATTCTTTCTAACTCTGCACGTGTGAGACCTCCAGTATACATATTGTATCCAGTTGTAGATGGTACATAGAGAGCGGGATTGATATTAAAATAAAAGTAATCTACAGACGCTACAGTTGATAGGTCCCATTCACCCACTAATTCAGAATCTGTGAGGTTCTGTTCCACAGTATTGCTTGGTAAGAACATTTGAGCCTGTTGTTTGAATTTTTTACAAGTATTTTTTGCATCTGTTAACAGGATAGGATCTGACCTTGTATTATTAGAAATACGTTTAGATTTGAGACAACTATTATGACTCTTAAATAGAAAGTCCAAGAACTTGGGCCAAGGCTTAAGATCAGGTCGTTGTCGAATCAAAGAGAAGGTCATCACTTCTGGATTGTTTGCTGATGTGAGTTGATTTGAGATGAAAGCTGGTGGAATAGTAGTTTCAAACCTACTGTTCAATTTTACATTATTAGTATTCACTCCAAATGGTTTTAAGCTTTCGAATATCTGACTTAGCGTCCAATATTCAAAAAGAGGAGTTATTGAATCAGTTGCAACTACATCTCTTCTATTCATAAACCATCTGTTTTTACTTGCTGATGGATAGACAAAACCTATATTTGTTGTAATAGGGTCTCTTATCCAAGGTGGATGATAGACTAAAGGCTGTTGATTAGAAACATAGTTCCAACCCAGAGATGCAAAGCTCCGTCCGAAGTTATCAATGTAATCTGATACATTAGATAATATATTATAAGCCATCCTTCCAAAACTATTAATAGGGAAAATTCCATCGATGTTAAACTGGGTACCAACTGGTTGACGAAACCCAAGGTGACGATAACCACTTAAACTATGTAAGAGATTTAGAATGATGAAGACCGCTTCCATACTGTGATATGCGTTTTTGTTAGTCCTAGTATTATATTCAGCCTCATCTATTCGATTAAACCCAGACTGGACACTGTAAAACTCAGGATTCAACTTGTTGTAGTCAGCAGGCACTCCTGGAACGCCGCCGAGAGGAATCTCGAAACTAGAACTGCCAAAGTCGATGTTTTTGACGATCAGGCCAAAGTTTTCGACGTCGATGTTTTTGACCTGGTTGTTCTCGTTTACAAACTGGTAACGAAACCATCTAACATTATCTCTGGTGATACGTTTACCTCTATACTTATAATCTAAAACACTCTTACCTTCAAAGATGGTTCGATAGACTTGTACTCCATTTGCATCTGTATAAGTATACCCCCATCGATTTCTTGTAGAAGGAATTGTAAAATAATAATCATCCGTCCAAGCGAGAAGGATGTTTTTAGGGTGCATATCAAAGTGACGAACACGGGCGTTCTTCTTGATATATACAAAGCTGTAAAGGACCTGAATCAAGATGCTTCCTAAGATTTTGTCAAATAGTTCTTTAACTACATTGTACTCATTTGTAGTAGGATTCAAGTTGTCAAGAGCGGCATTCATTTCGTGTATGAAGTCATATAAGCTCATTGTTGAACGCTCAGTAATAAGCGAGAACTTAAGTTTGTCTGCTCCATTTAGATCTACAGTCTCACAGAGGTTTGCTCCGTATATTTTGGTAATGTGCATACAGTCACCATCTTCATAGAGATAGTTCAAATAACTGCTTATGACAGTCTCGTGTAATGGATCTGGAAGAGTGATTCTCAAATTATACATTTCAACATTATAACTAAACGCATCTGCTGGATTTGTAACTTGATATACCAACGGCAGAACCACTGCTTTAATAGAATCTACATAACTTTGTATAGTATTGTCAGTCACATTAGTCTTCATAAATAATTCTATAGTAACTGGATCAAACCCTCCTTTGCCTTCATATACTTGATTGTCAAGAGCATTAATAGGATATGTTATAATCTCACCAGAAGGAGTGGTTATACGACGATTCAATATACCTGCTTCAGACGCACTAGCTCCAAGACCAGTTAGCACGTTTGGAATTAGAATGGATCCTGCTGTCTTTTCGGTACAGAAATTTGTATTTGCATCAGATTGGGCAAATCGTCTTACCGCTCTTTTGATGGCATTAGCCAAGTCTACACAAGCACGCTGACTATTTGGGTTGGTAGGGTCTGTCAATACTGAGTCTGGCGGAGTGTCAAACAAGCTATCATAATACTTGAACAACGCGTTAAAGATATCTCCAGTCAAGATATTTGCAGTATTGATACTTTTGTTAAAGCTGCTAGGAGGATTTGGACCGTTATATGTGAAATCTTTGATCAACACAAAATCCTCCTTTAAAGTATAATAGACAAATAAAATTACCAATCCTGACAATAGAAGGAGAAGTTGAACCTTTGACATTTATAAGTAAGTAGAAAATATTTCTTTAGTGAAATATTTTATTGTAAAAACATTGATAATGTAATTGGATTTATATACTTTGAAAACGTACTTTTTGGTTTTACAGGAATAAACTTAGTCATATCGAAAAACTCACACACCTCTGGCTCTTCAACCTCTATACTTGAAAGACGGTATCTTTTAAAGATGACATCTATCTCCTTCTTGAGCTCTTCTGAAATCTCGATGTTGTTATAGTTATAACCGAAGGTAATATGAAAGTTACCTTTATTCAAAGACTTATCTTCTAGACCGGTTACACTACTGAGTATTTTTCTTTGTTTTTGAATGTCCCACATTGGAGTAACTTTTAGTCCAAACGTGCTACCGAGTGTTGTATGACCGTAAAAAGAGTCTATCTTTATCATCTGTTTTCCTTTAATTTCTGGACAAAACTTTGTACCGAAAGTCTTAAACTTATTGACTTTCTTTTTATAGCTGGCTATTTCTTCTTCAGTATAGCTAGACTGTATACTTTGGGTGAACATATTAAACACAGTCATATGTAGACTATCGACTGGTAATACACTGTATATGTGACCTACCTTCTCACGAAGCTCAGTCAACAATTGTTCGAATATATCATAATGTTTCTTAGCTACGTGACTAACTACGGTCATTCCGTGATATTTCGTGTACTCTCCGAACGAATTGATCTTATGACTAA